ACATCAACCCACCATCAGGCCATAGCCCCGAAGGTTCGGCCTGTACTCGTGGAAGAAGAATTCCGTGTGAGTCTCGGACAGGATTTCCCATTCGATTTACTCGGTTACTGGGATGTCGTTGATAACCAAGGCGTAATCATCGACAACAAGTCGTATTCGAAATCGCCCACACAGGAGAGCGTGAATTCAGACCTCCAGCTTTCGCTTTACAGCCTCGCATATCGAGTCAAAACCGGGCAAATAGAAAAAGGGCTTCGTATAGATTCCGTCGTCAAAAACAAAACTCCAAAAGTGGTTCAGATCGAGACTTCAAGAACGAACAGCGATTGTCAGTGGCTTTTAGGACTTATTGAAAGCGTAGCCAAGTCTATCCGGTCGGGAATCTTCTATCCGAATCCGACCGGCTATCTATGCAGTCCGAAATGGTGCGGCTACTGGGGCTTATGTCGGAAATAGGGATGCGGTTGAGGCCCTTGAGGCCCGGACGGGGACAAACCCGCCGTCCCCGTCCACCGCTATGAAAGTGAGGGGAAGATGATTTGTCTCTATCGGGTTAAGAAGCATGGGGCGTGGTTCTGCACGAGGGACGGCAAGCCAGCTCACTGCTCAGTATTCCGGGCATTCGTATGCATCTTGAGGGACTTTATCAATCAAAGAAAGGAGAGAAACAGGCATGAGCATCGAGGTAACTCTTCCAGAGGAAGAAAAGGCTAAAGAAAAACCGGACAAGGAGGTGAAATCAATGAAACTGCTCTCACAGGTCACAAGCGGCCGGAATCCCGCGCCGAGGCGAATCATGCTCTACGGAACGCACGGGATCGGGAAAAGTTCTTTTGCCGCATGCGCGCCCCAGCCCATATTCATCCAGACAGAGGACGGCCTTGGCGAGATAGATTGCGACAGGTTCCCGCTTGCCTCAACATTCGCCGAGGCCATGAAGGCCCTATCGGAGCTCTATACCGAAAAGCATCCCTATCAAACGGTCGTAATCGATTCTCTGGACTGGATGGAACGCCTCATATGGGCCGAAGTCTGTCGGAAGCGCGGTGCGGGGAGCATCGAGGACATCGGGTATGCAAAGGGCTATGTCTTTGCCCTCACTCAGTGGAAAGAACTGCTCGAAGGACTCTCAGCATTGCGCAACGACAAGGACATGGCAGTCGTCTTGATTGCGCATGCCAAAATCGAGCGCTTCGAGAACCCCGAAACAGAACCCTACGACCGCTATGTCCCGCGCCTGCATAAGCTCGCGGCGGCAGTGGTACAGGAGTGGTGCGACGAGGTGCTATTCGCCACTTACAAGGTTTTTACTAAACAGACAGACGAGGGCTTCGACCGCAAGCGGACTCTGGGCCTCGGCACCGGCGAACGGATTATCCGCACTCAGGAGCGTCCTGCCCATGTGGCCAAGAACCGCCTCAACCTTCCGGAGGAGCTTCCGCTCGACTGGAACGCATACGCACATTACATAAACAAAGGAGGAAAGTAACATGGCAAACCTTAACGGATTTAACGCGCACAACGTCGAACCCAATACAGACTTCGAGCCGATACCGGCGGGCAAGTATCTCGCCGTCATCACAGGTTCGGAGCTGAAGCCCACGAAAAACGGAAGCGGGCACTATCTGGAGCTGACCTTTCAGGTGATAGAGGGGCAGTACAAAAACCGCCTGCTCTGGTCGAGACTCAATCTCGATAACCCCAACGAGCTGACCGTGCAGATAGCAAAAGGGGAACTCTCGGCCATTTGCCGGGCGGTGGGCGTGATGCAGCCCAAGGACTTCCTCGAACTTCACAACCTGCCGCTCGTGATAAGCGTGAAGTGCAAAAACCGCGAGGACAACGGGGAGGTGACAAACGAAATCAAGGGGTATGCGAAAAAGGAAATCACAGTGCCCCAACAGGAGACCTCTAACACCCCGCCGTGGGCGCGCAGGGGTCAGTGACCCCGATGGTAGAGCTTGAGCTTCCGTATCCGCCCTCGGTGAACCACTACTACCGGCACGTGGGCCCGAGGACGCTTATCAGCCGCGAGGGGCGCAAGTTCCGGGAGAAGGTCTGTGCGCTCCTCGCTAAGGCCGGAGTAGGCCCGCTTACTGGGCCGCTCCGCGTCGAGATAGAGCTATATCCGCCGGACAGACGGAGGAGAGATATCGACAACACACAGAAGGCCCTACTGGACGCTCTCGAACACGGCGGCTTATACCGCGACGACAGCCAAATCAAAAAGTTGGAAATAGAAATGTGCGAGTGTGTTCCCGGCGGACGGACGCTCGTGCGGATAGGTAAGGCATGAAGGACCTGAAGATTATGCCCATATCAAACAGCATAGGGCGAAGGTTTGTGGCTCAGTACCACTATGCTGTCATATGTCCGCCGATAACGAAGCTGACGCTCGGACTTTTCGATAAAGGAAATCTTGTCGGCGTCGCCCTGTGGGGCTATGGGACGCGGCCGAGGCATACGATTAAGAAGTTATTCCCGTCTCTCGATGTCGAGGACTACCTTGAACTTAACCGCCTATGCGTTCTCGATTCCATGCCCCGGAATACAGAGAGCCTGAGAAGAGAGAGGATTTGTGTTACCCGAGCGCGGGTGAGGCCTTCTTGGCGGGCGATTTCGGACTGGGAGGGGACTTGGCCAGTTTCAAGGAGCCCTTTCCACTTTATGGCCTTTCGGAGGAGTTCGGCCACGCGGGGCGTCCTTGGCTCTCTCATGGGCTTAGGAGAACCCCTTGGAGGCGGGATGGCGCTTACCTTGTCCATCGGAGCCACCCGCTTTAAAGAACCTATGTTTCCGTTGTCAAATGCTCCGTTTGGGCCGAGGGTTATTTCCACCGCCTGCTCCAAAATTTCCCTTTTGTCTGGCCCGGTTAGATAGAGAAGTCGGAAACATATCTCCGGTTCGTCTATGGCCTTCTTGGTTCGAAGACTGAGGTAGACGAGGAGCTTTTTTCCGAATGCAACTCGAACACCTAACCACTTGAATCAAAAGCAATATTTTTCAGGCCGGTTAACACCTTGCCTTTAAATGCCTTCGGCTGATAATATAATCATATCACGAAACTGTAACATGATAAGAATATGATCCACAGAGAACCGGAGAACAGCACGCATGAAATCTTTTGAATATGGCTATTATCTTGAAACCCCAATATCCCATGCCTTTGTAATGGCTATGCGCTCGTTGGGCGAATTCAGAGGACGTCAGGCGCTTTATACCGACCAGTTCCCTGAGGTCCTCGCCACACTGCGGCGCGTGGCCATGGTACAGAGCACCGAATCATCGAACAGGATAGAAGGCATCTCAGTTTTACCAGGCAGAATCGATGACCTTGTCTTAAAAAAGTCAAAGCCCCGTGACCGTTCCGAACAGGAAGTGGCCGGCTACCGGGATGTGCTTGCCACGATACATGCTAATTATCAGAATCTTCATTTATCAACCAAACTCATTCTCAATTGGCATCGGGAGCTTTACCGCTACACCGGGGAACATGGCGGCGAGTGGAAAGCCAAAGACAACGCCATCCTTGAAATCAGGCCTGATGGCCGTCAAGTCATACGTTTCAATCCGGTATCTGCCATTGCCACGCCTGATTTCATGGAACGCCTGATTGCTCTATATAAACAAGCTATTGATAAGAACGAAGCTGACCCGTTAGTTCTGATTGCTACCTTTGTTTTTGATTTCGAGTGCATCCATCCTTTTAAAGACGGCAATGGGCGCATAGGGCGCCTGCTTGCTCTTCTTCTGCTATATCAAGCCGGTTATGATGTTGGGCGGTATATAAGCCTTGAACGCATCGTCGAAGAGAGCAAGGAGACATACTACGAAGCGCTATACAAAAGCTCTCAGGGTTGGCATGAAGGGAAACACGACCTTCGCCCATGGTGGAACTATTTTCTTGGAATGCTGACGGCGGCTTACAAGGAATTCGAGGAGCGTGTGGGCAAGATTACCTCGGCACGGGGTGCCAAGCGTGAAATGGTTCGAAGTGCAATTGAACGCATGCCTGAAAGGTTTACGATTGGAGACCTGAAACGGGTCTGCCCGGGGGTGAGTTATCCCACTCTTCAGCGCGCGCTCTCCGATTTGAGAAAAGAAAAAAAGCTGAGATGCCTCGGCCGAGGCCCAGATGCCCAATGGGAGCGTATT